CCATTTTGTGAGCAACTGTACAGCTTTTGTCCGTTGTGCGGGCCATGACGGTCTCGCATTCGTAATTTCTCAGGTAATTCTGGCAAGCCAGCGCGGTTTTGAGGGTCAGCGCCTTTTCGATGTATTTACCGTTTACCGCGCCCGGATCGCTCCCGCCGTGCCCGGCGGCGATGTAGATTGTGGGTTTTGACATGTTGATCGCTCCTTAAATTTAAGATAATAGATAAGGCCACGCCGAAGATCGACGTGACCAATATCGCTAATATGATTGCAACCCCAATGTAGATATGGGCTGCTGCTGTCTGGCTGTAGATCATGTGACCGCCTCCCAATAGCGCGGCGCTGCCCCCGGCACCATCATGCTGCTGGATGCAGATTGCAGGCATCGATAGATGTGCCCGTTGTAGCTGTAGTACAGCCCCTCGGTCACCGACATCAGGTGCCGGTATGGGATCGGGTTATTACGGTGCCCCTCTGCCCATTCGAGCGCGGCAATCGCGTCGAAGATCGCCATTGCGGCGGCATCGACTTCATCCTGTCGGTCAGCTGTGGGCTTCGCATTGAGCAGTGCTTGTGCCGCGGCAACAGCAGCCGCGGCACCGGAGAAGTCCTTGTAATCAGAGGGTGTATATTGCGCCACCATATCGATCGCCGTTTCAAGCAGCGTAGTATCCGCATAGGAAACATCCGCATTATCTCGTGCTCTTACGCGCAGCAGATAATTACCGCCTACCGGCACCCGCTTAGGGGTTAATTGCACATCCTCAATGACAATCACACACGATCACCCCCGCAGTTGTCTTGTAAATCTCCGGCCCGATCGAGCAGGTTAGCAGCAGGTGGTATCGTCCCGGATCGTCCACAGCCAGCATAAACGTCAGCAAATTACCCTCTGATACCACGCAGGAGCCTTGGGCGATTGTATTACCGCTAAAATCATGCAGCTCCCACGTAGCCGACTGCACCATTACCCGTGCAGCCGGATCACATCCGTAGATACGCACGCGCTGCTGCCTACGCTCGCCCGGCATCAGCCGGATTGTTGGCCCATCCATCTAACATCCCTCCCAATCTGCACAATATCCCGCGCCCCACGCCGCGTTGTATCCTGGCATCCAGTCCACATAATAACGATCATCCTGCCACGCAAACCGGATACCGGTTACATCCACTGTCATTAATACCGTGGCATAATAGGTGCTGTTGCCCGCCATATCCCAGGCTGTAAGGGTGACGTAGTACGTGCCATCCTCCAAGTCAGGAGGCACTTGCGCCGTCCAGTAGCCATCCTCACTACGGGCAAACACAAGGGCATGGTGATCTGCCATGCCCTCAATGCGCGTAATCATATCAATCCTCCACTTTGACGCGGATCACAAACGGTGCGCCGACATGCACGCGGTCGGTTACGCCGATGACCTCAACAATGCGCGGTGGGATGGTATCCAGCGTAACGTTGCGGGTGATCTCGGCCTCAAGGCCGGTCGCGTCTACAACCTTAACTGTGATTACGTTGGATCCCTCTTGCATGTGGGAGGGATTGGCGCTGACCGCAAACGCACCCGTCTGGCCGTCCACTGTAACCGGCCCCTGGTCGTGCCCATTGACGGTGACAGTCAGGGTGACGGATGTCAGCTGATCATCCGACGTGATGCCCGTAATCTGCACCGCCGCCTGGTTGGTTACAAGACCCTCCACAGGCGAGGACAGGCTAATGGTCGGCGCGGTGACTGCGATGGCGCAGGTGATTGACGCGGGATCCGCTGCATTGCCGTCCTTGTCGGATACGCCGATGGAGATTGTCGTGCTGCCCTCCGGCAAGGCATCCGGCACGGCATAGGCAATATCATATCCGCCCTCTACCGGGGTCAGGGTAAGCCCCGGTGCGCCCTGTGTGATCTTGCTGCCGCCGTTAATACGCAGGTCAAGGGTGGCGGGATCAACGCCGCTATCGTTGTCCCGCAGCTGGGCGGTGATGGTTGGCGTGCAGGTATTGATCCGGCTGTCCGCTGATGGGTAGGTGATCGTAACTGTGGGCTTGGTGCTCTCGTAGGATTGCAGGCGGAGTTGTGCGCCCCACGTACTATCATCCTGGTTGATCGTGGTCTCATTGCCTGCATCGTCAGTAGCGATAATCTGTACGCCATAGCAGCCGCCCGGCAAATTGGCAGAGGATAGGGCGGGCGCGGTGCCGAAGAGGGTGTAATACCCGTCCTCTGCTAGGGTAAGATTGTAGATTTGGCCGCCGATTGCGGCCTTGATGGTTGCGATTGACATGGTTTGCCTCCTTTACGCCGATACGCCGATGGCGATGTATGATAATGTTACGCTTGATACAGTTGCGCTGGCTGTTGTGGTCAATGTAAAGCTCTGAGGACGATTGGTGGTGGGCCCGTTGCTGTCTACCGTCACCCAATAAGGGCCATTGCTGCCGACCGATAGTGATATGATACATTTGGGGGCGGATGCAAACGCCCGGGGGAAATCGCTAAAATATAGTCTGCTGCTGGTATAGCACCCCGCATTTGGAGCGCTTGTGATTGCAACATTTGACCACGTCTTGGAGGCCGCGCATAGATGCATACCTCCTCCGAACTCAATGCAGATATTACCGTCTGACGGATCGCTGCAACGGACCGCCGTGCTCCAACTGCTCCATGTATTGCCGCTGTAGTAATAGCGGTACCTGATCCATACATTGCCGGTTGCTGTGTGGTATTCCTGCATCAGGTCATTGCGTTTCTGGTCATCCGTGCGCAGCGGCAGCACATACAGTTTGCCGGGCACTTGCTCCGGGATATCGGTTACAGATCTCGCGGCGGCGTAATTGCACACCGACACCACGTCGCCCGGAGTTATATAGACCGCAAAACTGTACTTGTTTGGCGCTTCAATTTCTTCGTTTATCAACGTCGACCAATTAAGCTTGATCGCCCCCACATCCGCCGCCGTGGGCATCTGTGCAAGCTTGCCGCTGCTGTCGAGGGTGGCGATGCCGCCCGGTTGGGCTACCTCGTTGGTATCTACTTTGTGGGCTAATTGTGTCGCCATATCCCCTATCTTCGCGTCGAGCAGGTCGGAGTTTAAATTAAAATCATCCACGTTGTAAAAATCTTCTTGGGATGGCTTTTTGAGATGGAGGTTTCCTGTTTCCGTCATATAGATCATCCTTTCATGATTTCATTGCGGATATCATAGTGTGTCATTTTCGCCAGCTGGGAATGCGTCATGGTTTGCAGCGACTGGTGTTGGTTATACGCCAACGATAGATCGATCACCATATTGGCAGGTGATATCTTTTGTAGCAGCGCCTCTATATCGCTGTAATTGCTTCTGGATGTTAATCCAATCCTGACTATCAATACATAGTCCGATACTTGGACAGAGTAATTATCCTCTCCACACAGGTTCCGTAAGATGTTTTTTAGTTGTGGTATGGTGTATGGGCGTGCATCGCCCATCTGGGACGCAATCCTAAACCGACGGGTTTCCAACGATTCTGTGTCGCTAACGGAGATTCCTAAGATCGATTCCCACCTTCTGCATCCATATTCCGTCAGGGTGGACAGAAAAAAAACGTCCGGCGCGCTCTGGACGTTCTGGACGGCCTTCGTGAACTCCGGTTGTTCTGCGCCGGCGATCTGGTCAAATTCAATCAGGTCTTGAAGGAACCGGGGCCAGTATTCTTTAATCTGCATTTGTCACCGCCCCCAGTACCGGGATCGCGTCAGTGTCCAGGGAAATATTCGCGGTCCCTTCATTAATCTTCGTCCCGGTGATGTCGATCACGCCGTCCACGTTCAGGACCTTCGTTTCGATCTGACTGACGCGGACGATCAGGGCGTCGCTGTCCGCCCAGGTTCCGGTCAGGTCGTCGAAGTAGGACTGGATCGCGGCCTTCACGGCTTCCTGGGTGTTCTCCCAGCTGGCGGACCCGGTGAAGGTCAGCGTAAACGACACGTTGATCGTGGTTCCGGTAACGCCGGCCACCGTGACGACGTGGCCGATCGGGGCCAGGCCCACGCCTTCCCCCTGGTTCCCCACGGGGTCGATCGCTTCCTGGACCTGTTCGACCAGTTCGGAGGAAGGGACGGTCCATTCGCTGTCCACCAGAATGATCTTCACGGTTCCGCCCCCGTTCCAGACCGGGAAGACCTTCACGGCCCCCACGCCTGGGAGAAGTTCGACCTTGTTCTTGTAGTCGGCGATATTCCCGCCGAACGCCTGGGACTTCAAAGACTCGAAGTAGCGAGCGCGAAGGGCATCGTCGCTTTCTTCGTCTTCGCCGGGGACCAGAATGTCCGCCAGGCGCGCGGCCGCCAGTTCCGGGACGTAGTCGATCGGGAACAGGGTTCCTATATACTCATTTCCCACGGTTCCGGCCGTTTCCGCTGTCAGACTGTACTGTCCAGCAGCGATCCGCTCCGTGACCACGAAGTTAATGTCGCCGCCGGAAAAGCGGGTCCCGATCTCCATATCACAGCCGGACCCGTTGGTCTTCTCAAAGTACCCCTTCCGGACCGCATACGTCGCGGACGTCCGGAAGACGCTTCGTTCCTGACACTTCTTCGTCAGGTCGTCCCCGGTTTCTGTGTCCGGGAAGGCTCTGTCCATAAGGTAGGCCAGTTCGATATACAGTATCGCCAGTTCGGCCGCCGCCGGCGCGATCGCGTCGTAGACGATGGACCCTTCCCGCTTATCCACCGAAGACGTCACACGGGAAAGACAGCGGTCCATGATGTTTTCGAAGGTCATGTTCTCATACATTGGTTTTCACCGTCCTTTCCACGGGGATTTCTCCGAAGATAGTTTCCGCCACGAAGTAGACGCGCGCCGTTCGCTTGTCGATCTGCTCCACCTGGAAGTCGGTGACGTCGGTGATCCGGCTGTCTGCCAGAAGGGCTTCCCGAATAACGCGCTTGATTTCACTTGCAAACACGGGATAACTTTTTCCGACAACGGCGTTCAGTTCTATTCCGTAGTTCCAGGAATAGATCAGGAAGGAAAACCGTTCCGTTTGCAAGATTTTGAAGATCGCCTGTTTCATGGCTTCGGTTTCGTCGGCAAAGCCGGCCACGCGGCCGGCGTCAAAATCGACTTTATAGGTTCGGGTCGGGTGGTCGGCCGCCGGCGTGATTTCGACGGCCTGGCCGATCGTGACCTGGTTTGGAAGTAAAGTCATGGTCATACCCTCCCCAGTACCAGAAACGACTGTCCGCCCTGGTTTCGCAAAAGAACCACCTTGTCGCCCACGGCCAGGCCGGAATAGACTTCCGGGTTCGTGGTCAGTCCCGTCGTTTGTGTGTCGACAGGGTTGACGCTGTGGGTGTGCGGTCCAGTCCCGGCCGGCTCTGTGGCGTGTTGCGGGACTGTGTGTTTGTGCGGGTCGATCGTGTGGGTGTGGGTCGGGTAGTAGCCGGCCCGGAGCTCCTTCATCACGACGATCGCGTCGCCGGTGATGTCGAAGCGGTTGTCGACCCGGATCGTCAGCGGGGACGTGGCCATCACGTTCCCGAAAAGGAAGGCCGCCGGAACATTCGCGTTCTGCGACTGTTGGGCGACCTTTTTCATAGTGTCAAGAAGTGCCATATTACACCACCTTTAATTTCAGGGTCATTTCCTCCTTCAAAAGATCGGCACTGGCTTCTTCCACGATGAAGAAAGAACTGATGCCCACCTTTTCGATCCCGATATACAAGGCGCGGCCGGCGCGGACGGACAAGTCCAGAAGGGCCTTCACTTCGAAGGTTTTCTTCGGCCGGTTGTAAAGTTCCAGCATTTGTCCGCCCCGCTCCTTGATCTGGGCTTCGTTCATTTCTTCGTCCACGGACTCGTAATTTTGCAGGACGCCCCAAAAGGTGATATTGTTGGAGTCCTGGAAAATATACACGTCCCGTTTGCCGGTTTCCTTGTTGTCGCGGACCAGTTTGATCTTGTTGTAGGTTTCGGAGTCGATCTCCGTTTCGTAGGAATAGCCCGTCGCCAGACTGGCGTCGCCGACGTAAAGGTCCAGTTTCGACTTCTCGACGTCGGTGATCCGAAGGGACCCGAAGTCGTCCCATAGAACGAACATTTTCCCCGTGTTGATCAGGGTGTGGTCCAGGGCTTTCAATACAATGTCGAAAAGGGTCTGGCCGTCTTCAATCATGGACGGGATCGCGTATCCGGTGTTTTCCAGGGACCCGCATTTCAGGCCGAAGTCGGCCGCGATCTGGGTCAGGATTTGATCGGCGCGCTTTCCATTGAAGACATAGGTTTCCTTGTTCTTCTTCAAATACCAGGTTTGGTCGTATGCGGTGATCGTGACCTGGTCTGTTTCATCCTGGCCGATTTTCACCACATAGCCATAAAAAATCCCGGTGTCGTCGTCCTTCAAAACGACGATCCCGCCGTGTGTCCATACCACAGCGGCGTCGGCGATCATGGTCAGTTCCAGGGAAGCGGGGGAACCGGACCGTTTCGTCGACCACTTCGCGCCGGCGCACAACGTCGTAACGTCGAAGGCGTTACCGGTCACGTTGTTCTGGTACAGAATGGAGATCACGGGATCGTGAATACCTGTCCGGGATAGATTAGGTTCGGGTTCGACCCGATCGTCCCCTTGTTGGCGTTATAAATCTTCGTGTAGTCGCTCCCCTTGCCGTAGAACTTCTTCGCAATATTCCACAGACAGTCACCGGCCTTCACGGTGTACATCTTTGCGGCGGCGGCCGGCGATTTCCCTGGCCGCTTCGGTTCTTTGGCCTGTGCCGGTTTCTTCGGCTCCGTCGGAAGGACGATCCGGCGCGGCGAATAGTCCTTCCATTCCGACAGCTTGATCGAGTAGTAGAAGTCGCCCAGTTCGCCGGCGCGTTCCTCATAGTCGAAGGTTTCCACGCCCATTCTGACGTTGATGTCCAGGTCCGTTCCCGTGATCAGAAAGCGGACCGGGTCAAGGCTGTCCCGCGCCTTCTGAATGGCCTTCACGATCTCCACGGGGTCGGTGATCCGGCCGGTCACGAAGGGCGCGTCGTTGACCGGGAAAAAACTGTCCCAGGCGACAGTCCGAAGTCCCTTCTTCCGAAGGATCAGAATGTCGCCCAGGACAAGGACGGTCGCGGTGTCGTTGTTTCCCGGTGATGTCACTTTTAACTTTTCAGGAAGGATGGGAATGTCGATTTCCCGTCCCCCCGCGATCAATGTCATTCCGTAGTTTCGCATTACGCATATACCCCCTCGGCGGCGGCTTCGAACTCGGTTTCCAGCCGGCTTTCGATCCGGTCGACCACTTCGTCCACGTCCACCTTTTCGCTGATCTTCGCGTCCACGGCCACGGTTGGGGTCAGGGTCACGAAGTTCTGAACATAGCGCATTTCGGCCACGTCCCGAAGGAACTTCAAGTCTTCTTCCGCTATGTTGACGTCTTCATCAATGGAACCGACGGACCCCACATGATCCACGTTTCCAATGTCGCCGGGGTCTGTGTTGGCGTAGGCGGACCAGTCCGGTTCGGTGCTTCCGTTACCGGCGGCGGACTCTGCCTTCGCGGCGGCGATCTCCGCTTCTCGCTGGGCGGTAGCGGCGCGCGCTTCCGATTTCATGGCAGACAGGGCAGCATCCCGCTCCGCGATCTGGGAATTGATCTGGTCCTGATACGCGGCCAGGTCTGCGGCTCTGGCCTGTTTTGCGGCGTCGTTTTCCAGTTGTGCGGTTGTTCCGAACGTGACCTTCTCGATCGCGTCGATACTGGCGCCGGGGATTTTGTTCAGGACGTTTATGAAGCCGTTTATGATGTCGATCGCCCCGTTGACCATATTTTGAAGGATCATCAGGACGCCGGCCTTCATATCGCCCATGAAGTTTTGAATGTTCACGCCGGCCGTATAGAAGGCCAGTTGAAGCCGGTTCCACAGGTTCATAACGAAGTAGACGCCGGTCATAAATCTGATCTTCACCCAGTCCCAGGCGGTCAGAATCGCGTTGACGCAGATCAGCCAGGCGACTTTCAGGCCGCCGACAGACTGGATCCATTTGTAGATCGCGGCCACGACGACGCCGATCGCCAGGGCGATCCAGAACAGGGGGTTCGTCAGAAGTGTCGTGAAGAACGCCTGGGCGGCTCCGTTGGCGATCCATGTCGCGGCCGTCTGGATTCCCAGGGCCACAGCATAGCCCAGGGCGGCGGCCGCAAGGCCCCAGAAGATCGGGGCGATCGTGGACCAGTTGTCATATATCCATTGTGCGCCCTGGCCGATCAGGGTCAGAACGGGCGTGAACGCTTCCAGGGCAATATTCTTCGCGATTGTCCACACCTGGGAAAAGGTCATGGGCATGGAAGCGAACTTCGCGTTGATTTCGTCGGCAGACGCAAGCATGGCATTTTTCACGATCGTCGACGTGATCTGGCCTTCGGCGGCCATTTCTCGGATTTTTCCGATCGGGACGCCCAGGTAGTCGGCGATCGCCTGAATGATTGTCGGGGCCTGTTCGAAGACGCTGTTCAGTTCTTCGCCGCGAAGGACGCCGGACGACATGGCCTGTGTCAACTGCAACATGGCCGCGTCGATACCGGCGGCCGACGTTCCGGCGATCGTGAACTGTTTGTTGATCAGTTCGGAAAAGGCGATCAGTTCTTCGTTGCTGGAAAAGGCGTCGCCGGCCATTATGCCCATTTTAGCCACGGCGTCGGCCGTGGTGGAGTAGGCCGCGCGGGAACGGCTGGCCGACTTCACGATCATATCTTGAAGTTCGGCCGTGGTTTGTAGGCCGTCGTTCATCAGGTCCAGGCGGGCGCGTGTGGTAGTCATACTGTCAGCCAGTTGAAGGATTTGTTTGCCCGTAGTCTGGGCGAAGTTAACGACGGCGAGGTTCCGGACCGTGTCGACGAGTTTCTGAAACTCTCCCTTTGTTTTTTTGGCCTTATTCGCCGCTTCTTCCTGGCGCTGGTTCATTCGGTCAAGCTGGTTCGCCACCCTGTTTATGGCGTTCTCCATGCCGCTAAAATCGGTCGTCCCGACAGAATCGGAAAATCTATCCGTGGTGTCTAGGGAACGGTTCAGACGTTCGGCCGCGTTGGTCATGGTGTTCAGGCGCGCCGTCATGCGGTCCTGGATCGAAAACTGTGTAGATACACCGGCCATTTTATCACCTGCCCTTCTTGCCCTTCCGGCGCTTCGCTTTTGCCGCTTCCTTCTTTTCCTTCTCAATTTGAAGGTCTATGGAAGCATAAATGAAGGCACGTTCCCGTCTGGGAAGGGCCAGAAGTTGTCCTGGAAGGATTTTCAGCCGGTGGAGGGCGTAATGGGCATAGACCGACTCGCCGTCGGCGTCCGCCTCATTCCCGCCCCCCGTGATTAGTTTTTTGCTTCGTCCCTCAACTCGTTCACGTCGTCAGTAAAGCCGTTGATCTCCTGGACAGCCAGAAGAAGGTCTGTGTACTGTCCGGGGTTCAGGACCAGGTTGATCAGGTCTTCCGCGCCGCGGACGCCCTTCTTCGCCTGGAAGTCGGCGTCCTTGAAGTTGGGGTCGATACAACAGGCCGCCACAAGGCGGGCGTTGTAAAGGTCTGTGTCGGTGTCGATCCGCTTCTGGCGGGTCTTCTTGTCGAACTCGACCTTCTGACAGGTCTTTCGGATAGCCTTGTTCTCCGCTTCCGTAATGGAACGGATCACGAAGGGGTGGGGGAAGGGCGCGATCTGGACTTCCGTCTGGGTCGTGCCGATCTCCGCGTCCATAAGGAACTCTTGCAGTTTACCCATTGTTTTTACCTCTCTTTCAAATTAGAACTGGGTGAAGGGGGTCAGAATGTCGAAGTCCTCGAAGGTGAAGTCGACGTCTTCGTCCAGGGAATCGTCGCTGTCGCCGTCCAGTTTCGCCAGGACGACGGAATCCAGGTTACAGCCGATCAGAAGGACCGACTGTTTCCCGGCGGAAGACTCCTGGTCGTCATTCTCGACCACCATGTCGAAGTAGATGTCCTGACCGGTTTCCTTCCAGGTCTTCACCATGTTCCGGAACAGGGGTGTCAGATAGTAAAGGGTCATGGACCCGCTACCGCTGGCCCCGGTGGTCTTGTGTCCGGTCATGCGCTTTCCGATGGCCTTGATCTCCGATTTCGATTTCTCGACGTTCGCTTCGACGGTCTTCGCGAAGAACAGTTCTTCGTTGTTCCCGTCGATCTTCGCATAGGCGCGGCCTTCCTTGCCGGAAATAGCGTCAGGCGCGTTCAGGGTTTTCATTTCGGTTCACACTCCTTCCGTTAGTTGACGACAGTCGTCATATACAGTTTTTCCATACTGTCGTTCGGTTTCAGGGCGGAGTCGACGGCGACGTCGCGTTTTCCGTTGCCCTGCTGAATGGTGATGTCTTCGGAAACGAAGTCGCTGATCGCGTCGATGTCCTGATATTGCAAAGCCAGGGACACAAGGTCGGCCTTGAAAAGCTGGCGGCCGGTGTCGCTGTTGGTGACTTTCCCGATGTACGAGTCGCCGAAGATACGGGCGACGTCGTTCGCCCAGCCGTCCAGGACGCGGATCACGCGGTTCGACGTCCAGTCTTCGGTCATGCCGCCGAAGGTGGTCAGGCTGTTAATGTCAGTCAGGACGCGCGCGGTTCCGTAGTCGGCATAGAAAACGAACTCCCCAGCCTGGATCGCCGCTTCAAACTGGGACTTCGTATATTTGATGTCCACGTCCACGGCGTCGTCGTAGGCGGTATTTGTTAGGCTTTCGTTGATTTCCGCGCCGGCGGACGCGCCAGCGACCCACGCGACGGCCTTTTCACCGGACACGGTGGTTCCGTCGTTGAGAACGACGCCGTTCTTCACGTTGATCAGGCCGATGCTGTCGCCTTTGTAGTCGTACAGAACGCCGACGACCTTTTTTCCTTCATCGTCGCGAAGACGCTTGACGAAGGTTGCATACAGGGCCTTTGTCGTGTCGTCGTCACCGGGGTAGCCGATCACGTTGAAGGACTCCACTTCGAAGGCGTTCAGGGCGTTCGTGTGGGCGGTTCCGTTGACGGTTCCATTCGTGCCGCCGTTCAGTTTGGTCGCCACAGCCGTTTCCAGAGACGCCGCCGTCCCGAAGGTGACGAAGTCATTCGCTTTCAGGCCGGCCGACCCGCTGGTTTTGGCGACGGTCTGGGAGTCCATGACCATTCCGTCAAGGTAGGTCACGACGTCGACGTCGGTCGCATTGTCGGCATTGTTCAGGATCGCGACGCTGATCGCGTTTCCGCGTGTGCCGCCATAGGCCGCCGTGACGGTCATTCCACCGACGGTCGCGGTCGCCTTCGTGCCGCCAGAGTTGACGCGATAAATTAGAAGGGTCCTGGTACGTTTCAGGGCTTCGCGGACAAGAAGAATGTCGGCCGCCGTAGGATCATAACCGAATACGGTCAGGGCGGTCTTGTTGAAGTCCTCTGCATACATGGGAAAGATCTTGTTTTCAGGTCCCCAGTTCAGTTCAAGGGGAAGGGCTGCGACGCCGCGCGTCCCCATTTTGACAACGCTTCCCAGACTGACAAAATTGATATACGCGCCGGGAAGGAATTTGTTTTGAACGGTAAAAGTTCCACCTCCGATGGGCATGACTTACACCTTCCTTTCCAGAAAATCAGTGACCAGGCGGACGGCCTGGTCCTTTGTGTAGACCTTCCCGTCTTCCAGGACAGCCGCGACGGCGTCCCTGGGAAGGTTCAGGGTTTTCGCTTTGACCAGCTGTTCCCTCGTGAAGGTCGGTTCCGCCGCCTGGTCTGCGGCGGGGACCTTTTTCTTTGTTGCCATTACTTCACTTCCTCCGTTTGGTCCAGGGTTTCCATGAAGGGGATTTCCGGCGGCGTCAGCACGAAGAAGAAGTCTGCGTCGAAGATGAACTGATAGACACGGGCGTTCTTGTTCGGTTTCGCCTTTTGCCCGGTCAGCCGGATCGTCCGGATTTTCTGTTCCGTTTCCTGGACCACCAGCGTTTCAAACTGGTCATACATGGCTTCGGCCCAGGCGTTAAACTCCATGTTTTCCTTCGATTTCAGGAAATACAGGACTTCGAACTGGATCGACCGCTTCCGTCGGCGGTCCAGGTGTTTTTCCTGTTCCGACTCTATGATCCCGACGAAGAACTGTCCGTCGGCGTCCTTTGGGATTTCGCCGACATAGACTTTTCGATCCGGCCACAAGGCCGCCAGCTTCTCCGCGATCGCTTCGGTGAAATTATTCAGGGTCACGCCAGATCGCCGTCCTTCACTTGGATTTCCTGGTGGGTTGCATAGACGGCCGGGCGGCCCACCACTTCAAACGTCAGAAGACGCTGACTGGTCGGGTCCACACGGCCGAACCGTTTCAGGGAAATGCGGTCGCCAGGAAGGACCAGAAGGTCAGGGGAAGCGAACAGAACGGCGTCATAGTCGACTTCGTTCTGTGCGTTAGTCTGCTGGCTCTTGTCGCTTCCTAAATACGACAGCGCACAAATGATTTCAGAATATTTCACGACGGGAACGGCCTTCGTGATGTGGTTCGCCCCCGTCACGGGTTCGGTCCGGCTGATCGTGGCGGTGTCTTCGTAGGTCATTTCGATCGCCGCGCGTTCTGCGGCGGGGTTTCCGAACATACGATCACCACCTTAACTTCCGGTATTCGTTCAGGACCGTCCGCCAGCCGAAGAAGTCCTGGCCGTCTGCGCCCAGGTTAAAGGTCGACGCCGATCCGGACGCGCCGGAAGCATTGGCGAAGGACGTCTGGACGTCCCCGCGCTTCACGGACGCGACCGGACCGACGGCCGCCTGGGTGGTCCCCAGGCCGGCGGCCTTGTAGTAGCTGACACACATGACGATCAGGGCGTTTTCCAGCGGGGCGGGAAGTGCGTCCTGATTGATGTAAGATAGGACAGTGTTTTCAACTGTTTGGATAACGACAAGCAGAAGGTCATCTTGATCCGTCCATGTTAGTCCCAGAAGTTTTTTTACTTTTGCCAAACGATTTTCCTGTAACGCGAAATTATTTTTTTCATCCTTTTGATGCACTTTTCGTCACCCTTTCCGTTGGTTCCTGCTTGCTCACGCCCTTTTCCTGAATCAGATCGACGATCTGGACCTTTGTGGCGTCGTCAGGAACCGCAATTCCGGCCGCATGGGCGGCTTCCAGAAGTTCAGCCTTGTCATCTTCGCCAGGGGCTTGTCGCCCCCCGTCTTCGGCCTTCTGCGGCTCATAGGGGCCATACTCCGCGCTTTTGCGAAGTTGGTCTTCGACCATGCGGCTTTTAGGTTCCAGGATCACGCCGGTTCGTTTGTTGATAAACTTCATTGTGAATCGCTCCTTTCGCGGGCGCGTCCTTCCGATTAGCCGGAAGTAACGCTGGTGGAGTAGGTGAAGATCAGGTCAGGGGTCAGGGCCTTCGTGCCGTAGTCGAAGAACATAGACACGCCGTAGTCGTTGGACAGGGGAATCTTCTCCGGCTCCCCGTAGGGGTAGATCACCGCCGGCTGTGCCACCGCGCCTTCGATCATAGCGATCATGTGGTAGGTCGTGGTCTTGGTCTTGGTGATTTCGACGGTTTCGGTGGTCACGGGAAGGCTGATGGAAGAATAGACCTTGACGCCGTGGAACAGGGCGAAGTCCTCGGCGGCGGTGTCCACGTTGGCGTTGTTGGTGTTCTTGTCCAGGTAGGTTCTGATCTTGCCGTAGAATACAGGGTCCAGGACCAGGCGGATCAGGTTACGGGGAACGCCGCGAACGTAGTCGTTCTTCACGGTTTCAAGGGTCTGGATCAGGGCTTCGACCTGGGCTTCGATGTCGGTTTCGGTGGTGGTGAAGGCGGTTCCCTCATTGGCCGCGCACAGGAAGAAGGCGGTGTCCAGTTCGGCGGCCACGGTGTCGACGTGGTTGTCGGCGCGGCGGGCCATGATGTTTCCGACGCCGAAGGTGTCCAGGTCGAACTTTGCGGCTTCCTCCACGATCTCGCGGTGGGTGTCCAGGTTTACGGTAGTAGGGGGAACGGTGATCGCCGTACCCTTGCCGGCCCCTCTGGCGGTTCCGTATGCCTGGGACGCGCTGTTCTTGAATCGCTTGTACTCAACAGAACCAGTCGCGGGGTTGCCGGTGTAGGACTGGGACTTCAAGCCAGCGGACAGGGTTTCCTTCTGAATGTTGCTGATCACCAGACCGGACAGTTCGGCCAGTTCGACCTTGTTAGAACCGTTCTGGATCAGGCTGATCGCTTTCGTTCTTGCCATAAAATATCATTCCTTTCTTGTTGGCTGGTTGGTGGATAGGTTAGATCACGACAGGGCCGTCGACCTTTGCGGCCGGCTCCTGGCGCGCGCCGGGGTCAGCGGGCTTCGCGCCCTTAATGTCGGGGTTCGCCGGGTCCTGGCTCTTGAACAGGTACGCCTTCGACTCCTTCAAGGGTTTCAGAAGGCCGTCAAGGTCAGTTTTCAGCGTCCCGGCGGCGTCGACCTCGATCTTGTCCAGGTCCAGAAGGGAAATAATGTCGGCCGGGTCGTGGGCCTGGTTCGCCAGGGCCATTCGAAGGGCCGTGTTCTTCTGAATCTTCGTGATCTCTTTCTGGTGGTTGGTTCGAAGGGTTTCGATTGTGGTCTGGGCGGTCTTGACGTCGTCCGCGATCTTTGCCGGATCGCCGGACCCGCCGATCGTCTTCAATGCTTCGGCGGCGGCTTTCAGCGCGTTTTCGGCGCTGGTCTTCCCGCTGTTGGCTCCGTTGTACTTCTCGGCCGGGACGAAGGTTCCGTCGTTGCCGACGACCAGGTCCACGTCCTTTCCGTCCTTGCCCTTGCCCTTCAAAGCCGCTTCGACCTGGTTCGACAGGTCGGTTCCCAGAATGGTTTTGACGCTCTCTGTGATCATGGTTTGCTCCTTTCTCCGCTGTCTTTATCGTGACTTCCACACGCTTTGCGGCCCCGCCTGGTCGCCGGACGGGTGCGGCTGGATATGAAAAGACCCGCCGGAAGGCGGGTGATTTCCTGAAATGGGTATAAAAAAACGCCCCGTAGGGCGTTTTCATCTGATTTCATGTGACTTCATGTGTTACTGTTCGTCTTCGTGATACTGACAGGCCAGACAAGCCTTCCGGGCGTCGTCTGTCAGGGTGACGCCAGGGGGAAGGGTCTGTTCCGGCGCTTCTCCGTCGACCACCAGGACGACGCAGTAACAGGAATCGCCGTCAATCTGCTTCCCGGTGACGGGACAGTTCACAGTCTTCTTCATTCTTCGCATACCTCCATAGCCTTTTCGACGCTCTGGTCGAAGTCAGACCGGGCGAAGGAAGTGTTTATTTTTCCTTCTTCGTTGACATAGGTCGCCCCGGTCGGGGAATAGTAATTCGTCTTTATGCCGTCCCAGCGCCGCCTTGTGACGCTGAACCGGGCGGTTCTGACATATTCCTTCGCCTGGTCAAGCGTGACGCCGTGGCGGCTCCCGTGGGCGTCGACGAAGGCAAGGGTCGAAGGATCGATCGCCGCCGGCGGGACACGAATTGTCCCCTTGAATCCGGTCGCCTTGATCCGGGTGTAGAGGTCGAAGTCCGCCCTTGTGGCTTCCGGGACGCGCCCCTTGTAGGAATAGAAGGATTTCAGGGTGGACCAGGTGTCCGGGTCCGTGTACTTCATTTCCTGGAAGGCGTCAAGGTCGGCCGGCGCGTCAGCGCCCAGGCGTTCGGAATATCGGCCGAACTGTTCCACGTCCTTGCTCTGATTATACGTCTTCTGGCGTTCTTTTTCAACATAGCCGGGGCCGTTGGCGTCGACTTGCTGTCTGTACCAGTCTTCGTATGTCATATTCTCCGGCATAGGCTGACCGGAATTGTACCAATCCAGGGCGTCGTCCGGGTCATATTCGACCGTAGTACAGCGGTCGTTCGGGTGCATGGGTGGATAGTTCACGCCGGCCTGGGCGTCCTTCACCTTGAAGTGTTTCCCGTCCAGGGCCGCGCACGTTTCACAGGTTCGCGTGTCGTGGGTCGCGATATATTCGTACTGTTCCACGTCCGCGGCATTATAGGCCGCTTTGTCCGCTTCGCTGTGGAAGTGTGTCGTTTCGGTCCGGATCAGCCGTTCGGCGGCCTTGTAGGACTGGCCCATTTTGGCGGACAGTTCCTTCGACATGGCCGCCACGCTCTTTCCTTGCATGACGCCTTGTGTGATGGTTTCCCGGACATGGAACAGAAGCGCCTGTTTGTTCCGCCACAGGCGATCGGAGAACATAGCCCCGGACCAGGGATAGGACAGAACATTTTCCACGACGCTTTCGTCCAGTTTGGCGAACTCATGGATAAAGCCGGCGCGGGACTGAATGTCATAGACCTTCTTGTAGTAGCCTTCCTGGAAGGTTTCGCCGAACTCCGCCCTCATCTGGGACACGCCGGTTTCCCACAGTTCATTCAGTTTCAGGTCGATCTGTCCCAGAAGGGCTTCCAGGCGGGAAATACGGCTGTTCGTGGACAGGGCGTCCAGTTGGGCCGTCAGAAGGGCCTTGACGCGGGGGTCAGGCTCCGCCGCGATCCTGGCGATATATTCTTTCAGGGTCGCCTTCCACTCCTGGAACTCTTTCCTGGTCAGAAGGCGGACGGCCTGATCGTATGTCAGGCCATACTTCCCGGCGTACTTCGAATAGAAGTCGCCTATGTCGCGCCGGATCGCTTTCGCGGCCCGGTCGTATTCCTGAAACATTTTCGCCGTCAGGTCGACGCCGCGAAGATAGGCTTCATTCTCACGTTGAAGGGCGCGGGCGATCCAGTATTCTTTATTCCGTATCATTCAGGCCACCAGCCTTTCCAGCGGCCCCTTCCTGGCCTTCCTGGGCCTTCTGTGGGCCGTTTCCGGCTCCCAGGGTGTCGTCGAACAGACCTTCCCCAAACTCCGCCATAGCGGCCTTCTTTTCGCTATCCAGTTGGTCCAGTTCTTCGTCGACGTCCGTCACCCAGGGGTGATTCTGAAGGATCGTCCGTTTGGAGATCAGGCCGTCACTGGTCCGGGCGTTGTTGATGATGTCCGTTTCGTTGACCGGGAGATCCATGTTGAAGACTATGTCGAAGTCCTCGCCGGTGAAGTCGCCCTGGCCGGTGATCTGGAAGTAGACGTCAATGAACAGTTTCAGGCGGTGGAAGGTGTCTTTCAGTTCGGTCCCCAGGGAATCACAGTCGGCGTCCAGGTCCATATAACGGAAGTTGATCGCCGACCCGCTGGCGTTCCCCAGTTCCGGGTCCTTCGTGTCCACGCCGGCCGCGAAGTCGTAAATGTCCCGGCGCTCATTGTCCAGGAAGGCCATGACGGCGTCAATGTTCAGGTCTGCCTGTAACTTATCCACGCCGCCGTCGGAAGTGACCTTGATCGCCATGTGTTCTTTCAGGTCCTTCAAGAACTCCGCCAGATCGGTTCCGCCGTAGTTTTTCAGGATATAAATGAACTTCGCCACGTCCCGAAGAACGTCGGCCGTAACGCTGTTTTGCCAGTTGATGTCGTCGATCAGGTCCTTTATGAAGTAGCACAGGGGAAGTTCTTCTTCGTTGTACTTTAACCAGGCGATCGGAACTTCTTCCCAGTTGTAGGGCTTCCCGGCGACGGTGAAGTGTGGTTCAGTCCAGTCGTTTTCCTCGGTTCCGTGGTCCTTGTCGACGTAGAAGTCGCCGGCCCCGGTCCCGCCGAAGGCGTCCGTCTTGAAGTAGCGAACGCCGCCGGTCCACCAAAATTCGGCGTGTGTGATCGTGTGCTTCCTGGTCCCGACATAAATGATCTGGTCATAGAAGCGAATGAAGGCGTCCAGTTTCGTTCGTTCGGAGTCGCGCCACAGGGGAACGATTTCGGTCGATGGGACGCGCATGAAGGCCAGTTCGCCGGCGTCGTCGAAGTAGGGCTGAATCCAGGCGATCCCGGACTTGACCGCGCCTTTCCCCAGGCTCTTGATCTTCCGGCGGAAGGTCTGATCGAAGACTTTGTTCAGGGCTTCGCCGTATTCTCCGCTTTCCGTGTCCACGGTCCAGGGCTTCGACAGAAGGTAGTTCGCCTTCTGGTCCACCAGTTTTTTCAGAATAGGCCGTTCGATCTTCGCGTTCGATCGGTTGGCGACGTCGACCGTCTTCTTCTGGACGGTCGACCTATTCCTGTAATATGCTTCGGCTTTCAGTATGATCTGATACTGTTCGGACTTCTTGAACTCCCGGATTTCCTCGCTGACGATCTGGGCCAGGGTCATAGTCGCTTTTTCGGGGTCGGACAGGATCAGGCTGATCCAGTCCATGACAGACAGTTCCATTTCCTCCACCTCACTTCAAAACTTCGATAGACGAACCGCGCCGCGGACGCTCCACGCCATAGCGAAGGGCCGCCATAGCGTCGTCCATGAACTCGACAGGTTCGTCGATATAAAGACCCGTGGTCGGGTCCTTTTTCCACTTCCACTGTTGAACTTCTTTCAGGACGTTCACACAGGAAGGGTGTATGTGTATCTTTCGACCTTTCAGGAAGTCGATCTGGGCCTTCACGCTTCCAGGTTCCTTCTTCACGGGATAGGCGCGGAAGCCGGCCTTCTGCCATGTCCTGATCCGGTCAGGCTCCGCAGAATCGCAGAACATTTCGACGCGCGGGTCGATCTTCGCCTGGCGGGCCAGACTGATAATTTCTTCGGTGTCCTTCTCGAAGACGTATATTTCTGATGTGACGTATATTTCGCCGTCCTTCCAGCCGACGCCCAGGATCGCGTCGGCGTGGTTGAAGCCGAAGTCCTGGCCGTAATAGAAGCCGTCGAAGTAGTCGCGGCCGGTCGGGAAGTTGTGGACTTCGAAGTTCGTCAGAATCAGGCCGCCCAGTTCGCCCCATTCGCCCAGACCGTACACACGATAGCCTTCCGGGTCCTCTTTCTTGCGTCGCTCCATGCGGCGGGAATAGGCCGGGTCTATGAAACGGTTCGTCCGGTAGGTTGAATGATGTGTCAGGACGTCCGGATCGGCCTTGTCGAAGTAGCGGGCCTTGATCCAGTGTGTCGCGCTGACCGGGTTGAAGGTCATTGTGATCTGGTAATACAGATTCGGGTTCAGGTCGTCCAGGTTGCCACGAAGACGGTCGTCCAGAATGTCGACGTCTTCCGGAAGAAGTTCCGTCGCTTCCTCACACCATATCCAGACCAGTTTCCCGTTCTTGAAGGTGATGGACTTGATCTTCTCACGCTGGCGCTGGTCCTTGACTCCCCGGAAAATGATTCGGTTCCCGGTGATCTTACATTCCAGGGCCAGGGGGTTCAGGTTGACCTTCCAGAAGCGTTCGGCGTAGGGACCGAACATTCGGTAGATCGCCGCCTGTAACTCTGCGAAGGTGCTGTCGCGGTTCGTTTCTTCGATCTTCCGGACGACGACCAGGTTCGCGCCCTGGTAGGCCGGATCAGACAGTTTCGCTATGTAGTCCTGGGCGATATTCACAGACTTCCCGGAACCGGCGGACCCCTTCAAAATACGGTAGCGACCGCGCCACTCATTCACAGTGCGGAAGACCGGGTTGAACTGGGCCGACGCTCTGAACTCAACTGTCCGGGCCGTAGTCATAATTGATCACCACCGTCACAGGGGCGGTGCTGTCCGGGCTGTCCTTGAACATTCCCAGGTGCTTTCCGCACAGTTCCAGGGCCTTCAACTTATCCGCCAGTCGGATTTCCCGTTCCACGCCGTCGCCGGTTTCGCCGGGGATCACCTTTACCTTCACGGAAGCGATCGCGGCCGTGTCGTCGCGGGAAGCGTCGTTCAGGACCGTTGCGTCGTTCATGTTGATCACGTCGATCGCGTTCACGAAGGCGATTTTTCCCAGTTCCAACAGGACCCGGTCGGCGTTGATCCCGGTGCGCTTTGACCGTTCCGCCATCGCTTTGTCTATGCGCGCGCGTATTTCAGGTTTTTTCAGGTTTTCACTTCC